ATGTAAGCTCCATGGGTTGATGGAGTACTAACAAAGTCCCAACATACTAAATCAAAATCATCTTGTACTTCAACTGTGTTTTCACTTAATGGTTTTACTGAACCCATTCCTCTTGAAGAAATACCAACAGTAATATTATTTAAAAATAAGTTTTTTAATATGTTTCCAGATGGTGTGTCTAATACTTCAATTCTACCAAATAAATCATCACCATCCCACCATAATTTTTGTATGTTGTGACACACATTTTTAAGGTTAATAACTGATGATTCAGGGTGGTCTAATTCACCTAATGCTCTGTTTTGAGCAATTGGTCCTTCTATGTATTTTTCTACTTCTCTACGGAGTATTTCAGCAGGATAAACACGACCATTTTCGTTTTTAGCATTTGCTCTTTGAACGACTCCTTCCACTATTAAATTCCTAGTAGGATTCATCCTAGCCTCATGTAATGATTGAAGCAATGGCTTAAAAGGAATATATTCTATTAATACTTGTGGCATTATTTAGCGTCGTCAGTTCCAGGAATTGGTTGATATCCAGATGATTTTAAAGTATTGATAGTATTAGGATTAGATGCTACCACAGTATCTTTACTGTTAGGTTTTTTTAATATCATTTCTTTAATCATACTTTTAATCATACTCATGTTTTCTTTAGTAAGTTTAAAAGTTTTACCTTTTGATTCTTTTAATGATTTTAAGAAAGTTTCTTTATGAGAAGCCCAAACACTATCAATATCATTTTTAGCTTCACTTAATGAGCTCATGTCCATATCATCCATGTCTTGTCTAGGACCCATATTGTCTAAATCTTGCATAGCAAATTTTACTTTTGATTGAACATCAGCATCATCTAAACGCATTTCAGCGTATTTTTTCAAGATGTTTTTTACTATGTTTTTTTTAGCTAAATCATTAACTAATTCTTGTTTAATAGCTTTAACATAGTGTGAGTTATTATCTAAAGCGGCTAAGTAAGATGCTGGATTCATTGTATAAACATCAACACCTTCTTTTAAGTTAACTTTAATAGTTTTTTCTTTACCAGGCATGTCCATAACTGATTTAATGCCTTTAGCCTTTTTAGGGGTTTGAGTCATTTCTTTAGTTTTAGGAGCTAATTTTGGTTTTTTATCTTTAGAAACATTAGAAGTAGCGTCTTTTTTAGCTACTTTCATTTCGTTTGCTTTATCGATTTTTGTAGTATCGTCCTTAGGAGCTTTAACTTCAGCTTTAACAACTTCAGCGTCTTTAGCAGTACTGTATTTACCAGCTTTTTTACCACTACCATACTCACCTACTAGTTTAACTGAATCAGCCGCTAATTGATTTGTATAAAAAGCAGGATCTTTTTTAAGATTTTTTAGTACTTTGGTTTGAGCTTTTTTAAGATTTTCTGGATCAATGTTTCCTCCTAATTGAAGCAACTCATAATCCATTCCGTTTTCAAACTCATACACGTTTACACGATCTATTTCTTTTACAAGTGGATCAACGTATTTATCAAAGTATGATTTATTTAAGCTTTTCATAATATATTATAATAATAAATATGTATTATCCTTGTCCTACTGATAATTTCTTATAGTTCTTAGATGTTTTAGTTTTGCTAGTTTTAGTTTTTGCATGGACGCCAGGTCTACGTTTTTTAGGCGTCAATTTAAAAACTTTAACAGTACTAATTTTAGCTTTAACCTTGCCTGCCATTTTCTTGAATTTGTTTTAAATTTTTATATAACGTTTTTATTTCTCCCATTAACTGTTCAATAACAACATCAGTACGTTTATTATAATGAATGTCATTATTTTCAGATAATTCAGTTTTAAGTTTATTAGTGTAATTAGCTATTTTATTAACTTCTTGTAAACGCTTTTTAATTTCTTTCATAGCGATATACATTTGTGTAGAAGGTTTAACTACTTCAGTTTGTTTTTTAAACTGACTATAACGAGTTTCATTTAGTGCTTTAGAACTAACAATGTTATCATAATCAGACATAGTTAAAATTCTATTTTCACTACTTAAAGCTATAGTCTTTTCAGCTACATTATGTAAATCCATGTCTGTTTTAGCATCTTCACGAGCATACTCTAACAAACGTATAAATAAAGGCACATCTGTTTTAATAGTGTCTTTAGGATTAATGTTTTCTCTCCACAAATACTTAGCGTCAATCATTTCAGAAGGTTTTACTTCTCTATAACCAGCATTTTTATAAGCTGACAAGTCTTTAGCACCTTTAGCAAATACAGCAGGTTGGAATTGTTCTTTAGGTGGTTTTTCGTAAGCATATTTTGTAAGATAACCACCAGCACCTGTTGAAACGTTGTTTTCTTTTACACGTTTATTAACAAATTTTTTTATTTTTTCTTGAAGTTCCTTTTTATTCATTAGAGTATTTTTTTAATTTCACTCAATAACTCATAATATTGGAGCAAATTAATTAAGTGTTCTTCTTTTGGTAATTCATTTTTCTGAACTGGTTTAATTAATTTAATGCTTTCTTCAATTTTAATTTTAGTTGTTTGATCACTTATTCTTTCAACATGACTATTTAAATTAATTTTTAAATAGTTAAAGTGATTATTAATTACTTCTTTTAACTTAACAGCATCATTAATACTATTGATGTATTCTTTTAGTATTAATTTTTGTTGTGGATTAAAATTACTGTATTTATTGTTAAACTTTTCAATTAATAATCTATATGTTAAAATACGAATATCTTTAGATTCTTGTAATAAGTTCTTTATGTTTTCGTTTTCAGTATTAATTATTTCTTTTTGAGTTAAGTGTTCTAAAAGAGTAATTTTATTATTAATAACTTGTTTAGGATCAATGTATTTGTTTGTTCTGTAGCTTTCTAATAATGTATAAATAGCAGCAGATGTTTTGTAATTAGAGATTTTATTTTTAAAAAAACTGTCTAAGTTATAGTGTTTTTTTATTTCTTTAATTAAGTTGTATTTTTCTTTGTTGATTTGATCAACACTGATCTTAACGGCCGTTTCTGCTAATGTATTTAATACAGCTTCTGCTTTTAAATCATTTAGTTTTTCACTATTATTAACTAAATTATACAGTCTCTGTTCTTTAGCTAGTTCGGTATTTGAGAAATATTTTTTTAAAATTTTAACCGCAGGTGAGTCACCTTTAGTCAGTACATCATTAGTGACTTGACGTACTAGTAATTCAAATATAATACCGGTATTCTTTACCTTTGAGTGCTTTATTTGCATGCTAGAATCTGCTAATAAATATATAGTTAATTAAAGAGACATGATATTATCTTCACTTAATAATCCATCATTGTCTTTGTTTTCAAATAAATTAATTTTTCTGAAAGGAGACAAACCATCAAGTGTGTTTTTGTTTTGAAGATAAATAGCTTGTGTAGATTCTAATGCTAAAGGTGAACCTCCTTTATATTGAGTTTTACCTAATTTAGCATCACCTTGCTCTGGAGCACTGTATTCTTTTCTACCTAATCTGTCTTTACCAAATGGTGATTTTTGTGTGTCAATTGTAGATACTTTTGATTGAGGACGACCAGACATTTTTACAATGTTAGGTTGTTTTTCATCATATCCTAAAGGAATTTCACTAGGTGCGTTTGGTGAACTTGTATAACGACCTGTTCCATATAATGTAGCTAATTGATGAGGTGTTCCAAATGCTTGACCAGTTTCAGCTGGATCGTTTCCTTCTTCTTCAACTTGTTTCATTCTAAACAATCGTTTTTTGTCTTCAATAACTAAATCACGATATTCATCAATTTCATCTTCACTAAAGTGGAATACATTATCATAAATCCAATCAGAAGGCATTAAGTTAGATTCTTGAATTTGTTTAGCTAAATCTACTTTTTCTTTCATTAAAGCTATGCGTTCTTGATCATATATAATTGATGGTGTTGTTAAACTTAATTCAAAATTTGTTAAAGCTTCACCATCATAACCTTGTACATATAAGTGTACTAAAGCAATTTTAGTTAATTCACTAACTAATATGCGTTGAATTCTTTCTACTGTGCGAGCAAAACGAATGTCTTCAGCTGCTAACGTAGCTTTACCAGTTAAGTCTTTTTCATAACCCATAAACGCTTTAGGTACTTTAAGAGCAGCGAATAACTTATCTCTTAAGTAATTAACGTCTTCAATACCATTGTACTCTAAACCTTTTGTAGTATCAATACGAGTTGATTGGTCATTACCTCTAACAGGAATATAAAAATCCTCCATCATGTTCATCAAGTTGAACTTAAGGTTATATTGACCTGTTGATTGATCAATATATGGTGTTTTTTTCATTTTAGACACCATCTTTTGCATGTATCCTTCTACTTCATGTGGAGGTATAGAACCAACGTTCATATAGAAAATACGTTTTTCAGGTGCACGCATGATTCTATGAATCATCATAGCGTCTTCCATTAAAACATATTGTTTAAATAATTTACGACCTGGTTCAAGATATGAACGGCCATAAGGTAAGTAGTTAATATCACCTAATAATCTAAAGTGAGCCATTTCATAGTTCTCAAAATAGATATCATTGTTTTGTAACGGTAAAGGCATACTTCCATAACCCATAGTTGTACCAGCCACGCTAGTAGGATCGTATTTAAAACGCACATAAGTTGGATTTTCTCGGTCAGTACCTTCTTCTCGTATAATTGAGTAAGCCGAGAAAGGTATGACGTTATATACGCCGTATTTTTCGGCTATTTCTAATTTAAGATAGAAGTCACCGTACTTACACATTGTTCTAATCCAAGTCCATAAGTTAAACTCAATGTTTAACACATCATAGAACAAGTTTTGTAATATTTTTTTAATATTTTCATCAGATGATTTAATCTGTAGTATATCTCCGTGTTCATTTTTTAATGTACTTTCATCAGCTATAATATCAAGAGCAGACGCCACAATAGCATCTGTATCCATCGCCTCATAGTCTGTATATAGTTGTACACGAAGTGTCTGGTAGTTGTA